TCCATTGCTTCACCCAAAGAACCGTAATTCATTTTATTTAATGCTGATGATAAAGACTCAAATGACTCTTCTGAAATTTGAGCTTTTAATAATCCATAATGGTCTAATACAGTTTCTGCCGCATTATCCATTCCAGTTCTTTTGCTTAAATCCCATTCTTGTGCATTTAATCCTGCAAGTTTTTCGGAAACACGGGAATCATAACCGGAATATTCATTACCAAATTCTTCATCAACTAATCCAAATAAAAAATTATTATAGGCATCAGTATCTTCTGGAAGGCCACTTGACAGTAATTCTGAATCAATTCTAGCTGTCATTTCATCACGTTCCTGACGAAGTGCATATCTTTCATCACCGTCAGGAAAAGTAACTTTGTCTCCAGGGTCTCTTCCTTGTGTGGAAAGTATTCGGTCTATATTATTCCCCGTACTTTTACTGTGATCCCACCCCCAACTTCCCATCAATTCTTGCATTCTATTTTCTCTTTGTTCTGTAAGAGTATTCCCAACCTGGGGAACTAAAGCGGTTCCGTCTAGTACTTTATCTCCAAATTTTTCATGCCCAAGTAAAGCAATAATAGATTTTTGTGCATCGTTTGTACTATATGATGCAACCTTACTTAAAGTATTTCCTGTTTCATCTTTAACTTTACCGCTAACAAGATATTCTCGTATTTCATGTTCATTAGTTAAAACAGTATTAGCCCAGTTAGATGCCCATTGATTAACCTGATTAATAGTTAATCCATCTCCTAGTAATTCCTGTGGAAAATCTGTGTTTGTCCTAGTTATTAACTCATACATAGCCTGTGGAAAATCTTCCCCTTCCCCTAAATAACCTTGATCTCTTGCAGCTACAGCAGACATTTCAAGAATATCAATATTATGAACAGCAGATGAATCATTCCACATTTGTAGTGTTACTTGATCAATAATTGCCTGCTTGCTATCTTGTGATTTTTTAAATTGATCAGTAGTGTCATCTATATGAAGATAGGTATAGGCTTCATCTGATACAGGGGTAATATCTTTTATTTTATAATCTATTCGCCCGTCATGAAAATCAAAATCATCTAATAATTTTGCAGCAAATTCATATTTTAATGCTTGTCCATTACCTGTATCTAATGATTGTTCTCCAGTAGAAAGAGTTCTTCTTTTATCTCCTCCTTCTAAAGAGTTATTAAGCCACCTATTTGTTGTTTCTCTTATAAGAACTTCAGCATCATCTGGAGTAAATTCAGCTAATACTACATGCCCTTTCCCTCTAGGTTCCTGACCCATGACATGTATTATCTCTTGTTCCATAAAAGCATATATATCTAACATTTGTTGGTCTGGATAAATTAATTCACCGTTAAAATCAACGGAAGAGTCTGAATCTGCTATATCTTGAAAATTTTGATTACGTAATACGTTAATATAATTTGCAATACGAGCTTTATCTAATTTATATTTGTCTGCCGAAGTTGCTAATTCGTATCTTTCCTCTGAAGTAAGGATGACTTCTTGAGTCATTATCCACGGCCTTTAAATGTAGAAGGGTCAATTCCATGTTTTTTGTAAACCTGATTTACAGGTGAGAAAGCGTCAGTCTGTCTTTCGCTCATAACGGGAGGAATAGTATTCTTTTCAGCATTTTGTTTAAGAAGACTGTATTCCTGAATAACAGCAAGAATTCCGTCTGTGTATGGGTTTTTAGATTTATTAGCCAAGGTTAATCCTATCTGGTGTGAATGTATTTGGTGTAAGCATTGAATTTATATCTGCCTCTCCACCACCAGGAATTGTCTGTGCCGCTTGTTCTTCTCGTGGATTCTGTGCAGGCATATTACCCATTCCCGGTATCTGGGGTTGCATGTTTCGTTGTCGCTGGTTTATTTCCTGACCAACCTGCTGTTGGTTTTCCTGATCAACGAGTCCCATCTGTTGTGCCACAGTCTGTTCAATCTTCTCCCTTACTGAAGGAAGCTGTCTTATTGCATCCTCAATAAGTTGTTGTTTAATTTCAGTACCACCCTCGTATCCAGCCTGATCATAATATGTCATTGAGTCTATAAGACCAGCCTGATATTCAGATAATGCCATCTGCCTTCGCTGCATCTCCATAACAGGATCGGAATGAGGAAACTGTACTTTTACATCGTATATATTGTGTATCTGGGAACGTCTAACTATTTTACCGTCAGCGCCAATACCGTTTCTGAGTTCTGAAACAGTATCAACAAGCTGTAATATTCTTCCACCTACAATGGATGAAACATGTTCTCTTTGTGCTTCAAGAGGGCCAAATATCTTCATTCCGGCAGTGTTAAGTATTGCCTGTTGTCCTACCGTGCCTACCCCCGGCTGTTTCATACCTGCCAGTGCAGACGTATAGGTTCCCATTTCAAGTGTTGTATCGGTACCGGCCCTGATATTTTGCGCCCATGCAGGAATATCAGGAGTTTGCATAACCCAGTAATCTCCTGGGTCTCCTTCCAGTATCCCCTCATTGGATATAGCCGCTGCCAGTGTTAATGGGTCTCTTGCTGTTCCCATAGGAGCAAATGCCTGTCTTAAAAGCATCTGGTGAAAAGCCGACAGCTCCTGTGTCCTTTTTCTAATTGTTTCCTTATTAGGAGTTAATATCCCCTGTGCAAGATTGGCAGGATCACCTCCAGTATCACTCATATCCATTCCCCAGCCAGAGAATGTGTGTACAAAGGGAACAAATCCCCAAGTATTTCTTTCCATCCATATAGCAGTAGCTGATCTGGCAGTAGGAGAACCAAAACTTGCCTGTGGATTAGCCACAAGCTTTACATGCCAGTATGGTGTCCAGTAGTCCCAGCATTCAACCTCATCCCACGGATCAAGCGAACCCATATCGAATACTTCAGCATACTTACGCCTCTGTCTCTTTTTTTTCATCACAGATTGCTCATACAGTTCCTGTGCAGACATTTTAGACGCCTTAATAGCCATAGTAGGCATCTTTTCCCTTGGGTTCATTAAAACAGTAGACGGATGCGGGACTCTTATACGTATTGGGTTAAATGACTTTCTTTGCGCCCTGTATATAGTATTTGCAGCGTTATATGCTTCATCATCTTCAAAATCATCCCTTACAGGTTCTGGTGGTCTATCTTGAAGGCCAGAAAGGAGTGGCCCCTCAATAACAGCGTACCCATGAGCCACAAGATATTGTGCCATCATCTTCCAGGGCATTACTGTTTCCTGCCTACCAGAATTGTCCAGTACTGCTTTTAAGCCGTTTTCAAGATCAGTAGCATCAATTTTATGCTGTTCTGTATCCCCTACAGGTTCCCTGTGTATACGGGGATCAAAATTCATAAGTGTAGATACAGCGTGATCAACAAGATGAGTAGGGGTAGAATCATAAAACACAGGTCGTCCCTGATAGTTTTGACTCCACACATTAAACCTTCTCTGATAATACGCATCATTGTCACGGAATTCTGCGTGTGCCTTCCCCCACAACTCTCCCATCTTGGAACGAAAACGAACAATCTGTTCTTCGTCAGGTCTTTCTCTAAGATCAGCCATGTTTTATCCCTATCCCAGTGCTGGTAGCGGTACTATATTGTGATTATTTACGATTCCTTTTTCACTTCTCACCATAAGGGCAACCCCAAGTGCCATAACGTAGTCGTCATGAGCGCCACCCATAGCCTGTGGTTTTTCTCCCGGTGCGGCAATGATAGTAGAAAACTCATCAAGTCCGTACTGATTGGGAATAGTTAACTGCCCTGCATTGAAAGTGGCACGTAATTCGTCAAAAAGTGTCATACGGCTCATCCTGTCCGTTTTCCACCCATACTCCCTACGCATGTTTTTGCCTCTTCCGACACGCCTCTTATATATCTTAGGGTAATTCTGATCCCTGGCTACAGTCAATACCGTGTCAGAGAAGTTATTTTCAATTCCCCAGTCAGGTTTATAGTATTCCTCAAGCAATCTCATTGAAGCTACGGAAAAATCTTCCGGCTGTAATGTGTTTGTTACCAGATCGGCTACTACGTAGCCTGTAACAGCATCAACTATTACCGTGACTGAGTAGTCCATACCCACACCAGACGCAACGTCAGTCCCTGCAACGTACCTTTTTCCCGCACGATAATCCTGATAAATACTGGCAGGGCCAACTTCTCGAATTGGCTTAATGCAGTCGTCAACCATGCCAGTAATAATATCCCGGTCAAAAATACTTTGCGCTCTTGGAGGTGAAAGAGCTTCAGTTTCGTCACCGGGATACTCCTGCTCCATAAACTGTTCGGGACTCATTCCCTGTAAGTCTATGGCAGGAACAGTATCCTTAACACCGCTATACCACTTCTCTGTTCTTCCCGGCCTTGCACTCCAGGGAATAAACAATTTGTGCCACCCATTGTCAGGAGCGTTCCTGTAAAGTTCCTTGAATAATGTGGTCATCTGCCTCTTATTAGAGGTAGAACCCATTATCATCTGCCCACCAGCATCCACGGTAGGCTTTACTGCAGCATAATTCTGTGCGTGATACTCATGAAAGTCAGCCTCATCCTGTATAACCACAGACGCTGTCTCTGATCGCCCCGCATCCTCCGTAGAGGGTAGGGCGATTACCTTTGAATCCCTTGACGGTATCCCTATCTCACTCCTTGAATCAGGAGATAAAGGAGCCTGCCACTCATCAGGCAGATTCTTTAATATAAACCGAACCTTATCCAGCAAAGAAAAAGCTTCCGTCTGCCCCTTGGAAATCATAAGAACATTAGTACCGTGCTTAAACGTAAGTAACCACGCAGCATACGCAGCACTAGTCCACGAAAACCCCAACTGCCTTGCCTTTAATACAGCTACAAGACGGTTATCTACAATAGACCTTGCCAGCTCCTCTAAATACTCCCATTTCTGGAAGGGTACGGCTCCTCCTGACACCCCTGAATGTATCTGCGCCCTCTCAAGAATCTTCACATAATCCAGGAAATCAATCTCTTTCTTATCAGGATCGTCCGTATAAGGTGCTATAAAGTTCCTACTGGCGAGTTCCCTTTCCAGTCTTCGGGCCGCCTCTTTCTTTACATCCTCTGTAACAGAGACCATTAATCCTCTCCATGACACTCACAGTTGCATGTATCAAGACCACAGTCACCGTGACTCCCGTATACACATATAAGGGACTCCATTACTTCCTGCGCCTCTTCATAGGCTTTTTCTTACCATAACCAATACCTTTAGGCATAACTTCCTCCTGTGTGGGAGTGCGGGATAACTATAGTAGTAAGCGTTTTAAAGGAGATATGAACCCCGCACTCTATATTAAAATACCCGACTTAACATCTTTTATCAACTTGCATATACATAATCCCCTCCCCCCTAAAGGGGAGGGGTTATGTAATACCAGTACTGTAACCAGAGCGCACAATTGCAGGATTGCAAAATTTTGGTTGGTTGCTTCAGTGGACTTATATTAGGTCGGCGGGTCGCCACCG